ATCGTCCAACACAATACCATTAGCACGATTACCTGTAATACCAGTTAAAATAACGGCCCCCATCCATTCACTAATATTCTTAAGTGCCCACTCTTCAGCTGCTTTTCTTTCATCAGAAAGCAAAGTGCTAAAAATACGATTATAAATTGGCTGCTGAACTATTGAACGAGCTCGTCTGCCAAACTTACGTGGCAGTTCTGAACCATAGCTCGCTACAATGATGGATGAACCTTTAAAACGCCCCATGACGTGTGTTGGAAAAACAACTGAAGTATAAATTGACTTACCACTACCGGGAGGCAACAACCCCATCAGCCGTTTTATTTTTCCATCTTCAACTTGGTGAAGACAATCAAGCCAAAGCAAATGATGCGCACCAAACAAATGCTTACGAGGCCGAAACTGTTCGACCTCGTCTTCATTCTCCTCACGCAGCGGGCCGCTTGGGATATTAATTATACTTGCGTAGGTCAACAGGTCGTTTTTGGCCCGTTCCCGCTTTTGGCGTTCGGTTTGTAAGATCCTCAACTCTCTTGAGAGCTCGGCTAATTCGTTTGTCGAGTTCAGTTGAGTCGATGTTATCAGCTTTGCCATTGCTCACATTCGCAGTGATGGTCATTTGAGAAGATTTACCATAACCGCGATCAAGAATAACGGCTGATGCGGCAATTCGGTTTGCCTCGGGTGCACGCTTATTCTTTGCAATTTCAATAAGAGTATGCATAGCCGCTGTAGCATTTTCTCGAGCCAAAGCCTGCAACTCATGCAATTCAAGCTGAATTGCTTTCTTTTGTTGCATTTTAATTCTATTCCGTTTCAATGCTTCCTCCCTGAGAGCAGGCTTGAGTTTCAAGCCAAACCACGTGATCCTATAACGCTGCTTGCGTGTGTTGCCAAAACACCCATAAGGATTTAAAACCCCACCGGGTGGAACCGCATATTGACGCAAAGCTTTCAATCTACTTGCGCTCCGTACTGGATTAGTACTTTTATAATTTCCAACACGAGCAACAACTTCAGGCAAACGTAATGGAATTATCTTGCTCATTACTCAAATTCCGGTAGTTGCCAACTGTCTATGGTTTGCTCCGTCAAATCTTCAATAGCTGCTTCTGCCTTGGCAGCAATCAATGCATATTGATTACGAACACCCTGAACGGTGACAATTAATGCAATGTCCTTTTCATGCTCAGCAGTACGTATAGTTTCGTCAAGTGACAAAGCATCATTATATTTGATATGCGCTAAACGTATCTTACGTGCAGGAAGTATTTTCTCCATTGCTGCATTTTCAGCAAATCTTAAATCAGTCATCAACTTGATTTTCTTATCCTCAAGAGAAGGAGGTGGTGGTTTATCATCAATAACCACATAATCAGCTACATATTTATCTGGCTGCCCTTGAGTCTGAATCTTTTTAATTGCCCTCTCAACAAGAGGATGAGCCGTTGGCCGAGGCTTGCCAACTACCTTATTAAAATCATGCAATGTATCAATATAGTTTTTGACAGCATCATCAAAAGCGTTCTGATCCGCCCCATTCCAAAATTGTGATGTATGAATTTCAAAAGCCATTACACTTCCTCACTTGAACTTTGCACCAAGTCGATGAGCATTGGCATTTCCACTCATACGAAGTTTAGCCGGTTGTTTAGCTTGAGTACCAAACTTTGGAACCTTGGCATGAGTTCCAGTAGGCGGTTTAGACTTACTAGTGAAGCCAGCAAGACCTGACAATCTGCCCGGCTTTTTATCAACAATCTTATTAGGTTGATTGGCAAGAGAGCCACTAGGAACAGGAGCCTTACCAGCAATCAAACCCCGAGCTACGGCCGGTTCATTACTGTAATAAGGATTACTTGGCTGTGTCCTGATGCGCCTCTTCATTTTTTCTTACATCCGAGTCGATGTGCACCGGATACACCTGAATTGCGCAACACAGGACCTCTAGTTTTAAAAATACCACCACTACTGTCAGGACCATGGATTCCCATATTCTTCACAGAATAACTTCTGTTAGGAATTCCAATGCCGTGACCCTGTGGTTGAGATTCATGCTTCCCAGCACCGCCGCCCCTAGGCATATTAGGACTTGGATCTTTGGGAACACCAATACTAGAACCATTAGGCTGATTCTTATGGCCATCTTTAGTTGGTAGTGGAGCTTTAATTTGTGTAGTCATGCTTTGTTCCTTTTAAAGTTAACGCTTTTTGCCAATTCGATGTGCTCCAGAATGACCGCTTAAACGATGATGCCCATCATTCTGGATTGCGGTATGACCAAAACCATGAGAAGTTTTTGGTTTGTTATCAAAAGCGCTAACACCTTGCTTGTAACCAGATACTTCTTTTTCTGGTTCGGCAGCTTTCATTTTGCGTTCACCAGCATTATCTGAAAGCCTGTCAGCTGCACTACCTTCCCACTGATCAGTTGAAATGCCTTTGCGCTTGGCTTGCCGATAATCACTTGACCAATCTTCAGATGAACCTTCCCAAGTTTTAGCCCCAGCTTCAGGGGTGCTCTTGCCAGTTTCTACTGGCAGTTTAGCTACCACAGCGAGACTACCCTTTTCAGGCTTGCCGGTTCCAGCTGCTTTAGTTTCTTTCTTCTTTGTATTGAAATCCTTTTCAGGAACATGCGTACCGCTCTTATGAACATCAGCAGCAGCTTTTGCACCAAGCTTCTTATCCATTTTCCTGTTCCTGAAAGTTGTTGTGCTGATTTCGTTCAAGCCGGGTACAGCCATGAATTTCTCCTACACCAGCAAATACACAGTTATTGGAATAATTGCCAGTACGATAATAACGCCAAAACAACCCGCTCCAAAATCATCAATGTGAAGGAATTTCTTCATGATCTACCCCTTTGAAATTTCAGTAGCAAAAGCTCCTTTTGGCCCAGATTCAATTTTGAACTTCAGCTTGTCACCCGGATCTAAAATGACACTGGTTATATCCTTGCAAAAGCCAGATTCTCTTAAACGCTTGCTATGAATGAAAATATCTTTTCCATCAACAAGAACAAAGCCATAGCCTTTTTCAGAACTGAACCACTTCACTTCACCCGTAACAAAATCACTGGACATTTTAAGAAGCCTCAACTCACCTATGAACAAGGCTGGCAACATAATTGTTCTTCCTTGTCCAAGTCAAGGGTAGCTGGTGCCGATTGTAGGGCTCGAACCCACGACCTTCTCGTTACAAATGGGATGCACTTCCGCTGTGCTAAACCGGCTATTTAGCTTTTGTCTTGGGCTTATGTCCGTATTTTCCTTTATCAGCATTATGAAATTCTTTTGCCACCTTAACTGGGATATCAGCCTTCTTGGCAAAAGCAGGTGAATGGGCAGCCGCTGACATTAATTTTTTCTGTTTCAAGGATTTGCTAGGCATGTTACTTCCCTTTAACCTTGTTTGACATAAGGTAATATTATATACTCTGTAACATGAAAAGAGCAGGAAAACCACTCTATTTTAAAAACTGTGAATTCTGTGACAAACCTTTCATGAGAACGACTACAAGTCGACGAAAACAAACTTGTAATAAAGTTTGTGGCATGAAGCTTGCTGGATTGCATAATAAAATTAAAATTTCTAAAGAAGAAATTCTCAACGCAATAAACAAAACCTCAACATTTCGTGAATGTTGTGATGAACTAAAAATTGGCGCATGGACTTTAATGCGACGAATGAAAAATTACGATATTAAAAGACCTAAAACTTATAAAAAAAGAAATGATGGCTATTGGCACTATAAGTCAAAACTAAATCACAGGAGAAAAATGGAAAAACATTTAAGACGCAAACTACAAGCACATGAACAAGTACATCATATTGATGGAGACAAAGATAATAATAATCCCAGAACCAATCTAATAATTGTCAATGGTCCCGGTGAGCATGGCCTTGTACATCAATCATTACAAGAAATAGGTTATGCCCTCTATAAAAAGGGCATAATCAAATTTGATCATAAAACAAAAAGATATTATTTATTTCTTTCCGGAGACACGATTTAGTCTTGGATTTGCCTTATGGGCTGCCTTGGAGGCCCCACGGCTGGCAGCTGCCAGCACTGCACCGGGATTTTTGATCTTTGGATTTTGACCTATCTTTTTCTCAACTGCTGCAAATCCGGGATGAGCTTTACTATGCTTGGCCATTGACATTCTACCTTTCATGTCAAGATTAAATAACTTCCAGCTGAAGAATATACAAAGTGCCGGTATGTTACCCGGTGAAACCTGCGCCATCAAGGGGCAAACATGACAGACATAAGAGAATACACCATAATTTTGGATGATGTTATGCAAAAGTGGCTTGGAGAATTTAAGACCCTTGAACCATTGGATTATCGAATGCTGGCCATACTGCTTGATGACCCCATGAGTGTAAAGGAAGAAGGCATACGATTCGTGGTTGACATCAACAAGCCTGAAATTCAACGAAAACTGGACATGCTGAATGGACCCTACTTTAACACCATCATGAAAATGCTAGAACTAAGGATGTACAATGAAGACAGTAAGCGTAACAGCAAGGGAATTGAAAATAGCTGCCGAACATTGGTATGAGCTTCACGGGTTAAAATCTATCTCAATGTGGCATTACCTGGAATACCTTGGTGAAAAAGATCAAGCTGAAAAACTAAAAACAGCTATGTGGGGAAGAGCTGCATGGGACATTGAAGTATCTGAAGAGTCAGCCCGCAAAATCAAAGCGCTCAATGGGCCACACTACAAAACCCTGTTGGCCATCTATAAAGCCCAGAACATGATTAAGTAAGCAAAATGAAACAACCTAAGCAAGACCCCGGTGTAGAAATAGACAGTAGCAA